CTTCCATCAGCGTTTGATGATACCCACGGGGGATTCCTCGTGGGTGCCGGTGTGGGATTCTTGGTAATTGAATCAGAAGATGTGTGCCTTGACCCCGTAGCCGAGATATTAGGAACCTCCAATAGGTTACATGCGACCTTAAACCCCTTGGGATGTAAAGTAGAAGGGTACAAAAGGACCATGAAGGAGGCACTCAATGATGCTCGCCTAAAAGGGGGTGCAATTGATGTCATTAAGTCCCACGGGACCGGGACAAAACAAAACAATCGAGCCGAAAAGGAGGCCATTATCTCCATATGCGGAGAGGGCAACCTTGTGACCTCCTATAAACCCAGGATTGGGCATACTATGGGGGCTTCAGGCGCAATAGAAATTGATATGATGCTTAATGACTTCAAACGTGGCTTTATATCAGGAATAAAGAACAACACAACACCATCTGCTCAGTTTATTAACCAAGATACACCTCCAAAGGGAAACAACTTTCTGGTTAATGCCGCTGGTATGGGGGGTGTGTACTCAACAGTGGTGGGTAAATGCATAACTTAAAATTAATTACTAAGTACTCTTGTCTGGCCGATGAGTGCAGATGGAGTGTGAATAACTATAACTTTGACTTCGAGATAAGTGATGAAGACAGAGATTGTTTAAGGAACATATGGGCAGTAGGAACTGGTGAGATGACCGGTATCGGGATACAGATTCTCATGTATCGCTTGTTAGATAAGGAATCCCAAGACAGAATCGCGGATTTCTATACCGCCTATGAGTATTTCAATATCATTGTCGCTGAAGAATTTAGACATGGTATGACTATCGCCCAACTGATAAATCCTAAGTACATTGAAAGCCAAAATCACCGCTCTTTTGGTACAGAGTATGTTAAGGACATACAGAATCCTAATGACTGGGACTGCTACGGACTCCTGATATCCCTGTGTTTATCCGAAGCTGTGAACGCCCAGTTATATAAGTGTATCTCGGAGAAGGTCGAGTCTGAAGACCTCACTTGGATATTTAACAAGATTATGAAGGATGAAGCACGGCACTTATCTGCGTGGAGAGACATCATTAAACAACTCTGCGAAACAGACCCTTACCATAAACAGCGATTCTTGGATGCGCTACCGGGGTCCGTGCATACTCACAATGCGTCTATTGGGAGCAACTATTGGACAGGCGTTAAAGATACCTTCAACATCTTCGACAGAGATAGCGTAGAGAATATCATACAGTCAAAGTATACCGTCTTAACTGCAATCTTTGGTGACGACTTACCTTTCACACAGAGACAACTTAAAGACCAACATATGCGGTTTCTAGCCGCTTCATTAATGGAGAAGTAGGAGGAGAGAATTAGTGTGGAACCTGAATACCACAAAATGAAAGAGACATGTTACTTGGAGGGTCGCTTAACAAAACTGGAGTGGCAGATGGCTGAACACGAAGTCGAAATTAAAGAAGTCCATAAGACATCTGCCCTACTCCACGAGTCTCTCAACGAAATCAAAACATGTTTGCAACAAATCAAATACACGGCATTCGGTGCCATCTTAATAATCGTGATGAAGACTTTGGGGGTCGGCCAGACCCTCGCGCTTCTTGTTCCATAGGAGAACACATGCTTGAATTTATATTAGCAAGACTCAAGGAACCAAGCACCATTAGAGGAATCATTATGTTCTTCGGTGCTATGGGCCTGACAATATCACCTGAACTGACTAACTCCATTATCGCTGTAAGTATGGCGGGAGCAGGGCTAGTTGGTGTGGCGACTTCAGATGGCTAGAGACTATCGTAAGGAATACGATGACTACCACGGTAAACCAGAACAACGGAAAAGGCGTGGTAATCGGAATAAAGCCAGACGCGACAAGGGGTTGGCCGTAGGGGACAAGCGCGAAGTCCACCATAAGGACATGAACCCTAACAATAACAAACCTTCTAATCTCGCCATAACCAGTAGAACTGCAAACCGTAAGAAACAACCAAAACGGAGTTAGTATGGACGAAGATTTATTAGCAACGCTACACACAGCAGTTGCGACAACCCTCCTCGAAAAAATCAAAAACGGGGAGGCCAAATCAGCAGACTTAGGGGTTGCCGTGAGGTTCCTGAAAGACAATGGAATCGAGGCAGTCCCAACCAACGATAACCCCATTCAGCTTCTTTTAAATAACCTTCCATTCGATGAGGATGAAGAACTAGAAGAACAGCTAATGGGAGATTCCCGACACTAAACGAACATGCCTCTCAGACGCTCTGTGAGCCTCTCTGAGGGGCGTTATCGTTACACTGGTGCAATGACTACACTATGAAGAAGAATAAGCTACATTCCTTTAAGAATTTCCTTTGGATGACATGGGACCATCTACAGCTACCTGAACCAACACCTGTGCAATATGACATGGCACGGTATATTCAGCATGGTCCCCGTCGATTAGTCATTGAGGCTTTTCGAGGTGTAGGTAAATCCTACATCACCAGTGCTTTTGCGTGTCACCAACTTCTAATAAATCCAGAGTTAAAGATACTTGTTGTAAGTGCAAGTAAGGTGAGGGCAGATGACTTTTCTACGTTTACTCAGAGGCTTATACACGACATGCCTCTATTGCAACATCTTGTACCGAGAGACGGTCAAAGACAAAGTAAGATTTCTTTTGATGTGGCTCCTGCGTCTCCTAGTCATTCTCCCAGTGTCAAGTCTGTTGGCATTACTGGTCAGTTGGCTGGGTCTAGGGCTGATCTAATTATTGCGGATGACATCGAGATTCCTAATAACTCAGCAACCCAAGTTATGCGGGATAAGCTAAGTGAATCCGTAAAGGAATTCGATGCTATCTTGAAACCCGGTGGGCGCGTGATTTACCTGGGAACCCCTCAAACAGAAATGTCGTTGTACGAAGAACTTCCTAACCGAGGCTATACCACTCGAATATGGACCGCTAGATTCCCCGGAGAGTCCTTAAAGGCGCGACTAGGGGAACGTCTAGCACCCATCCTTGTGGATGGACAGGACGGACTTCCTACAGACCCCAAACGATTCGATGATGATGACCTTATAGAAAGAGAACTTTCTTATGGTCGATCAGGATTCAGCTTGCAGTTCATGCTGGATACCAGCTTATCTGACATCAACAAATATCCGTTGAAATTGTCGGACTTGTTGGTACTGAATACCGACACCGAGAAGGCCCCGGAAAGGGTCGTAAAGAGCAGAACGGAAGCAGAAGATATCAGCAACCTGGGGTTGCGAGGTGACCGACTGTGGATGGGAGATGGTATCGGAGAATACCTAAAGTATACGGGAAGTATTCTTGCTATTGACCCCTCAGGTCGAGGGAAGGATGAAACATCGTATGCAGTAGTCAAAATGCTAAATGGCTTTCTTCATTTGGTAGACTTCGGGGGCATTAAAGAAGGAGGATACAGTGACGAGGTACTCACTAAATTAGCGTACTTAGCCAAAGCCCATAAGGTAAATGAGGTCATCATTGAAGCTAACTTCGGTGATGGTATGTTCACTAAGTTGTTGACTCCATTTACAACTAGCATCTACCCAGTGACCCTGACAGAAGTCAAACACTCCATCCAAAAAGAGAAACGGATAATCGATACACTCGAACCCGTTATGAATCAACACAGATTAGTGGTGGACGCTGATGCCCTCAGGAAGGATTGGGAAAGCGTAAAAGACTATCCACCAGACCAAGCACCTCAGTACACCCTCATGTACCAACTGACCCGTATGACTAAACAGCGAGGGGCACTGAGACACGATGACAGAATCGATGTACTGGCTATCGCTGTGAACTACTGGGTCGAACAGATGGCAAGTGATGCAGTCGAATTAATGAATGACCGTAAGGCCGATATGCTAGGTATTGAACTAGAAAAATTCATGAATGGGATGAACACTAAGCCTATGAATAATAACAGGTTTCATAAGTGGACACTATAGAGAGAACTCCCCCCGGTTTATATAGGTACTACCTCTGTGACT